ACAATAATACGAGGCGTAATATTGGTTGTATCGTTTAAGTAAAGCGCTTGGAAAGGTGCAAGTTGAGTGTTTTTAGTTAATATACTAATGTCGTTAGTTGGATAAGATGGATTCCACAATACTAAGTTAACCCCTTGTACCGTCTCTCCTGTATCTTGACGTTGAGTATATACCATATATACACCAGGTATGCTTTCAATTTGAGCTGTTAAAGTGATTAGGTCTATATTATAGCCTAAAGTCATTTTAGTCGGATCAAAGAAAGAAGTAATAATACCGGTTACTTTGTTTTGTATAAGTTGTGCAGATACTTTTGCTGTACGCTCTAACATTATTACTAATCTTGTTTGATTAATAATAGTATTAACATCTTCTCCGGTTGTACTACTATAACCTATTGTAACTGTCTTATATACTGGATCCATTACAATAATATCAGACGTTAAAGTCTTTTTGCTAATAGCTGTATTGGTTATTAAAGTTTTTTGTGTTGGTGTTAGATAACTTACTGAGTTAACTGTGCTACCCTGAGAAGCTCTCGGTAAAGCGTAAATGTAAATGTTATTAAAGTTACAGGAAGTAGAAAATGCTAACTGATTATATAATACTCTATTATCTTGATTAGGGTTAGTTAAACCAATATTATATAGATAACGTAAATGATTGTTTACGTAATCGTTATTACTATATACTAAAACGTCTTGTACAATATTATTAAACGTACTCTTAACAAAGTTGTTGTAATCATTTGCTGTTACTAGCCTGTATTGAGATTTGTAAGCAGCTGGAGCATTAGCGCGAATACTATCTGCATTTTCTGCATTGGTAAATGCTGTAGATGTATTAGCGTTATCAAAGCTTAAATAAGTGATACCGGAATCATCCAAGTACTGTAGATCAGTGCTGAATACGTCAGCCTGTATTTGATTAAACTGAGCTGTATTATAAAGTACAGCAGGTAAAGAGCTTAAATCTCCTGAACCAATTTGACCGTTAACACCTAAAGATTGTAAGTAGTAGACTGCAACTATATCGCCTGTGTTAAGTTGTGCTCCGTTAACACCGTTACCAAACTTTAACTCATAGTTACGACTTTCATTGTAACGAGCTTCAAATGTGGTTGATGTAGCAGTTTCCAAGTAAAGAGATTCTGTACGAGTCCATTGCGACCATTTACCGGTTGCAGCGCTCTTTACATAAACATCAATATTAAAATGATCTATCTGTACTGCGCTACCTGGTGCAACAAAAACAGTTTCATTAGTAGCTCCTTGAGCAGTATAGGCTGGATACTCTGTCCACTTACCTTGGTACAATAAGGTCTGACTACCAACACTTTCGATATACTGATTTGTAGATAAAGTTTTTGTAAAAGTTACATCAGTGTTAAATGTATAAGGAGCGTTATTAACACGAATAAACGAATAACGAGGTATTGTATATGAACCTATAGGTAAGTCTGCTGTAGCGGAGCAGGTAAACGTTACAGTTGAGGTTTGTACCCCAATAGGGGAATAGTTAATAATCCTAACTACTTTATTAATGTTTTCGTAAATTTGAGCATCACTAAACATAGACTCCGAAGAAGTCTTGTTTAGGTAGTACATAAAAGTATGAAAAGCGTATGCAATAACACTGTTAACCGCATTCAGATTTGAACCTTCAACGTATTGATCTGTAAATAAGCCGCTTTGTGTTAAGCGGGTACGCATGAAGTCTCTAAGATTTGTAGCATCAAACGCGATGTATTCGTTTGGTTGAATGTTTAGAGCTGATGCATCTGTGTATGTTGTCGACATCTTATAAAATTGTATATCCTGTTTTGCTTAAAGTGCCTGGTATATTAACAGCTTGATTGTTAAGATATGGCATTATTATATTTAAGTCAATGTAATAGGTTTGCTCGTCTGGGTTTAGAGTTATGTTGACGTTAGAGACAGTTACTCTTGGTTCATACAAAGACAATCCGTTAACTATAGCATTGCCAATGTTTCGTGCATTTGTTTCATTTACTTGTTCAAACAAATATTGGGTTAAGTCTAATCCATATAATGGATTTAATAAACTTTGCCCGGGCATGGTATTAAATAAAGAGTAGATAGAATTTTTAATTGCTGCAGCATCATAATCTGCTTGCAAGTCTTTGTTTATAGGGTTACTGAAATCTAGATGTAAATCCGAATATGTATAAGTATTGGTTACTGTAACCTTTTGTAGACCGTTAAAACTTATGAATGGCATTGTAAAATACTTAGGGAGGTAGTAAGTAATATCATCATATGAAAAACAGTAAGTTTAACTCTTTATTTGAAGCAGCCTACGGTCGTTATGCACAAGGTAACGGTTTTCTTGTAGGGGATGTTGTAAAATTAAAATCCGGTTACGAAAATATGGACGGTTTTAAAAAGTTAGGCGAAAATGTTAAGCAGCGTATTAAAGAAGCTGTTAAAGCAGGTAACAATCTACGCGTCGGTAAATTACATAATTACAGCGCTGGTTCACGTTATAGTGCTGAAGGTGCAGATCAAGTACCGGCTGAATTAGCTGATGTATATGAAGAATATGCACCAGGTATGGTTGCTAATTTAATCACTCTTCCAGTCGAATGTTTAGAAGAAGTTGATACAGGTGCTAACCTAGCTCCAGTACCAGAAGGTCAAAAAGATACAAGAGATCGTACAGCTGAAGGTGAAAAAGAATTTAAAAGCAAAGCAACTAACGAACAAACAAAAGTGATGAAAAAGCAAACTCATGCTGAAAAAGGTGATTACGAGTTAGCTACAAAAAATACAAAGCTTGCACACTCTAACAAACATAACGATATGCAACCACCAAAAGTAAAAGGCATGCAAAAAGCCAAAAATATTAATGAATCACAAGTTCTCTTAGAAGATCTTTATCTCAGTGTTCTTACTGAAGATGTTGGTGTAATGAGCGGCGGCGATGCTGGCGCACAACAAGATGAAGAGAGCGAAATGGAAGAAACATTTCACGTACAAGACGGCGAAACAGTGCTCATGAGTAGAACCGCTTTACCTCAAACTGGAGACTATTTACCAGCTGGTACCCCAGCATGGGTATATTACATGGTCAGACAAGCCACCCCAGAACAGATTAAAGCTTTAATGGGTAATGTACATTCATCAGTACCTGGTGGATATGGTTCATATAAAGATGACAGTATGTTGCCACGCGGTTTACGCGGTAAAACCCCAGGGGTTGAAGACGAAGGTAACGAGTTTACTGGTGATTTAGCTCATACACAAAAAGGTGATAAGTTTAAAATCGGCGGCAAAACAGTAACCAACACTACAGGTCAAATTGCAGAAGAAGTTTGCCCTATCTGCGGTAAAGATGTTTGCAAATGTAATACAATGGAAGAAGCTGAAATGAAAATGAAAGATGAATCCGGACTTCAAGCTTACCTAGGTAAAAAGAAATACGGTGCAGCTGATTTCAAAGCTTTACAACAAGCTGGTAGAGAGCACGACGAGAAGAAAAAAGAGCAAATTAAAGATAAGCACTCGCATTCCAAGTCGTAATATTGATAAATAGAGGTTTATTCTAAGTATAATATATGGATAAACCTCATTTAGTATTAGATTGGGTATTTGATATTCCTAATCAAAAATTGTTTTGTAAGCTTGATGATAACGTAAAATATATCGCTATTGATGGTGGTAAAACCGGAGTAACTAAAAGAGTTACTGACTCGCAAGGTAATGTTACTGAAACTTTTATTTCAGAAGCAGAGTGGAACAGTAAAGAAAAATATTGGATTAGTAACAACTACGGAGAAAAATATGGTTACTACCAGCCTGATTGGAGTAGGGTGATAGAACACCCGATTCAAAAACGCCCCGATTTATGTCCAATGGGTGTAGGTCCTGATGGACGATATATAGATCATCTACAACGGATGCAAGTACTTTTAGATGGTGAAGATTGTGCTAAAATAGCAAAAAGTGAAAGCGGGGTTTTGTTTGTTACGCCTGATAAAGGAAAAACAATATTTAAACGACCACCTACTAACACCCATCGTTATTTTGAACATGACCCTAATATAGATCGCAACGTAAAATATGTAGAACATCCACAACCTTGTATGATGCAGCCTCGAGGTACCGGGGTGCAAGCAAGTTCATATGAAGAAATGCAACAAGAAGGTATTGAAGTAAATGTAATAAACAAGTGTAAAAATGGTGAGTGGAATGCACCTCTTCATCCAGAATTACAAAAAAATTACATTTACCCTATTAAAGTAGCTCCTTGGTAATTACACTACGGAAGCTAAAGCAATAAGACAAGAGAAAAAGTTAATCTCTTGATCCATCACTAAAGCGCTTCGATAGAGATACTCAGAGACTTGCAGTAATGCAAGTCTTTTTTTATCTTCTGGTATAGAGCTCTTATATACTGCATTAAACAAGTCTTTCATTAACTTGGGGTAGTCGTTTCCAAAGGTTTGTTCCGACTCTATAACGAATTTACGTATAGACGTAAGGTCTTCTTTGTTCACGGTTTTATCCAGGATCTCTTGTGCGAATCCCTCGTTATTAATCGTACTACTAATAGACAATACCCCATCGACAACACTGCGTTGAATATAGTTAATGATTCTTCGTAAATCCGGGTAGTGATAACGAATAACTTCTTTAATCTTTTCTATCTGTTCTTTACCTACCTGTATTTTTTCCTGACGAAGAATAAAGCTTATTCGTTTA